CGGCAAGCAAGCCCTTTACCGCTTGCCCCTTAATGAGGTGCGTGCAAACGGTGCAAATGACCTGTTTATTATCCCGGCTCTTATTGAGCAGTACGGTACCAAGCAGGCATTTATCGTGTTTGTAAACGCTAATGCCGAATATGACAGCCTCACCAACCTTGCGGATCGTTTCTTTAAGGCTGCGGCCTCGGCGGTTACGCAAACTTATACCTCACAATTTTACCGCTATAACACCAGCAACAGCTCCCTTGGTACCAAGATGGCTGACAATGAGGGGCTTGTTTGTACCCCCTCCACCATTGCCACCGCTGGCCAGGATGATTATGCAGACCTCCCGCTGTTTGCTTGCTTTGATGTAAACTACACCATTGATGCAAACAGCCTTGAGCCTGTTATCCACGCCATCAAGGGCGTATATGGTGCATTTACTGCACAGCCTGTGGATAGCTTTGTGGGTGTTATGCAAATGACCGGCTATGTACGCCGCAGCGGTGATGAAACCACCAAAACCGTGGAATACAAGGCACAGTATGCCGAGGGCTTTATGCCTCTGCCGGAGGCTGTGCGTGCATCCGATAACGGCGTGCGTGGTTTTGTTATCCACGCCAAGTATGCCGCAGGCTATGATGCAAACGGCTTGCTTTCCAGCGTTTCCGGTGTACAGCCCGCAACATACCGCCCCGGCTCCGAGGGTACAACCTCGATCAGCCACGATGGCCAAATTGCACTTTGGCGTGCAAGGGGCAACCAGTATGCAGGCTCCAGCCTTTGCGATAACGCATTTATGCAGCTTATGCTTGAGATCAAATACGCCAACCTCGGCAATGCCGGCGTAATGAGTGGCTGCCGCAGTTACTACCTCGGCTATACCGCCGCCGTATCGGAAAGCGGTGTAAACCGCATTGTGCTTACTGCATCGCAGGCAAGTGCTTTTGTGGTTGGCTCCCGTGTTTCCATCGGTACCGGCACAGACCGTGCAAAAGCAACCTGCTACGATGTACACGATATTGCCACCATTGCAAGCATTGAGGATGTTACCATTGATGGCACCGCCTACAAGGCCGTTGTTTTGGCCACAGAGGCGGTTTTTGATACGGTGGCAGCAACTACCTACATCACCTCCCAGCCGTGGCTCACGGGCTCCACAGACGGTGTACAGGGCAACGATGGCAGCCCAACCAACAACACCAGCGGCAAGGAGCCTTTTAAGATCCAGGGCATTGAGGTAATGCTTGGTATGTATGAGGTGCTGGGCGATATTACCACATACGAGGATGCAACGGTGGGCTACACCGTTTATGCAGACCGTTTGGCGGCTGACATTGTAAAGAGCAAGGCAGGTGCCAATGCTGTAACCCTTGGCATTATTCCCAAAGAGGAGGCGGCTGCGTGGAAATACAACGCAGAGCTTAATTGGGATGCTAATGACCAGGAAAGCTATATGATCCCAACCCAAATGGATGGCACCAGCTCCACCGGCTACCGTTCAGCTATCTACCGTGATGCTTTGGCAACCGTTGGCTGGCGTGAGTGGCTGGCCTTTGGTGTTCTGGCCCCTGGCGGCAACAGCGGCCTTGCTTGTGCTTATTTGAACGTTGGCCTCGGCGGTGCTGTCTGGTGCTTCGGCGCCCGCCCGTGTGGATCCGGTGGCAACCGGGGTGAATTTACGCCGGCTGTGGCCGGCGTATAAGAGGGGCGGTAGCCCCTCAATAAGGGATGTACTGTGGACCCTCGTGCCCTTTGTCCTTGCTGTGGCAGGCCTTTGGTAATCTGAACAATGGCGGCAACAGCGGCCTTGCTTGTGCTAATTTGAACAATGGCCTCGGCGGTGCTGTCTGGTGCTTCGGCGCCCGCCCATCTGGTAAGATATTTAATTATTACGCAGTACATTCCTTGGTGTAAAAGCCAAAAATTGAGATGTAACCGGCACCGCTATTGCGGCAGCGGTGGTGTATGAGGCCACCGCCGGAGGTTAGTAGAAAAACCGAAAGCCTTTGTGCTCAACCAGACGATCATAAGGAGGGATGGCGTGAAAACATACTGTAAAAAGGTTGACATCACCGATCCCGATACAATAGAGCCGTGGGTGTACCTGTGCATAACGGATCCCAAAAAGCGAAACCGCCCAGGTTTTAAGCGTTTGAGCAGCCGCTATGGCGGTGCCCACGGTATAGCGGTTGAGATCACCGAGCGTATTAAGCGCCGTGATCTTGACCTGCCACCTATTCAGTATCGTAACCGGATAGACAAGAGCAGCGGAAAAGAACGCAGGCTCGGTGTTGAGAGTGCTATGCAGCAATGTATGAACTATGTAGCCGTATATGCACTTATGCCTATGTTAAAGGCAAAGGTTGGCGTGTTCCAATGTGCAAGCATCCCGGAGCGTGGCCAAATTTATGGTAAAAAGGTGCTTGAAAAATGGATCCGCAAAGATCCCAAAGGCACTAAATATTATGACAAAATGGATGTGCGGCATTGCTTTGAAAGCATAAGCTGCCGCACGGTCCGCAAACTGCTTGAGCGTGATATACATAAAAACCCAACGCTTATATGGTTTGTATGTGCCCTCATCGGCTCATACGAGCACGGGCTCTCCATAGGCAGCTTTTTAAGCCAATGGCTGTGTAACTATGTTATGAGTTACGCATACCATTACGCCTCGGAGCAAATGTATAAGGTACGCCGTGGAAAACGGCAGAGGCTCATTTCCCACATTCTTATGTTTATGGATGATGTGATTGTTTTCTCTGCATCAAAGCGGGATCTCAAACTTGCTGCAAAGCAATTTGAGGCGTACCTCCTCAAGCACCTTGGCTTGAATATCAAGCCAAACCACCACATAAAGCACACAGCGGATGAGCCACCGGATATGATGGGCTTTGTGGTAAGCAAGGAATGTACAACGATAAGAGCACGCACCTTTGTAAGAGCAAGGCGTGCACTTATACGAGCCTGGAGGCGTATGCAGGCAGGTTTGCCAATATATCTGCAAAACGCCCGCCGCATCGTTTCCTATAAAGGCTATTTTGTACATACCAACTCCCAGAGGGTTGCCCTTGCCCTGCACCTCAAGGCAGTTTTCAAAGCTGCCACAAGGGTAATAAGTATAAATGCAAAGAGAGGACAGGTACCAGTATGATTGCAAAAGCGTATTTTACAGAACGCCCGGAAAGCATCAAGTATATGGTTTTACCCTCCGGGGATGCGGATCTCTGGATGCGTAAAAACATTGCAGAGGTTGTGGATCCGGAAACCAACGAGGTAAGCTATGAGGCCGATGAGGCATATATGCGTACCAATGCCACGGAGGCAGAAATTGCCGCCGACTTTGAGGGGTGGTTTGAAACTGCCTCGGCCTGGGAGCCTCCGGTGCCGGAAAAGAAACCGGAAACCGAGGATGAGCGTATTGTTGCCCTTGAGGGTGAGGTTAAAACCTTGAAAGCACAAAACGCTGTGCTCCAGGAGGAATTGCAGGCAACCAAAATTATTTTGGGGGTGGAGTAAATGACACTTACAGAATATGCAAGACAGTTACGCCCCCTCATTGAAAAGGCAGCCCAAAGCCTGCCGGATGAGGATGCCCTCAACGGCGTTGCTCTGTTTCCCCATTGGGCGGTTGGTGTAGCTTACACCGCCGGCCAAAAGGTGCAGTACAACGGGGTGCTTTACACCGTTTTGCAGGCCCATACCTCACAGGAAACCTGGACACCGACAGCAGCACCCAGCTTGTTTGCAAAGGTGCTCATCCCGGATCCTACGGTTATCCCCGAATGGGAACAGCCCGACAGCACAAACGGGTACAGCAAGGGTGATAAGGTTATGTACAACGGCGTTGTATATGAAAGCCTTATTGATAACAATGTATGGAGCCCGGAGGCTTACCCTGCTGGCTGGCAGGTTGTTGAGTAAGGAGGGCCACAGCGTTGTATGTAGATGCACAAACAATAATCACAGCGGGGGCGGTATTAACTGCCCTCGTTGGTTTTGTAACCCTGGGCTGGAAACTCTTTAAGTGGATAAACCACCAAAAGGAGCAGGACCAGGAAATTACCAGCATTAAGGCACAGCACAAAAAGGACATAGACGATCTCAAGGCCGAACACGCAAAGGATATGGCAGAGGTTAAGGCTATGCACAACAAAGACACCGAGGGCATCCAGGAGGAGCAAACGGTTGTGGTATATGGTTTGCTTGCTTGCCTTAAAGGCCTGGCGGCACAGGGCTGCAACGGTCCTGTATCGGAGGCCATTGACCGCATAGAAAAACACATCAATAAAAAAGCCCACGGGCAAGAATGAAAGGAAAGTGATCCCTTATGATGAAAAGCACGGAGTTTATTGCAAAACTCAAAGAGATTGCAACCAAGTACAAAACCCTGTATGTTATGGGTTGCTTTGGTGCCCCTATGACGGCCACCAACAAAAAGCGTTATACCAATAACCACACCTATAATAAGCAGGCTGCACGCACCAAAATGATCAATGCCGCATCGGCTGATACTTTCGGCTTTGATTGCGTTTGCCTCATTAAGGGCGTGCTTTGGGGATGGTGTGGCAATGCCGCCAAGACTTACGGCGGTGCCGGTTATGCCATCAATGGCGTACCGGATATTGGAGCCGACACTATGATCACCAAGTGCTCCGGCGTTTCCACCGATTTTGCCAACATCGTACCCGGTGAGGCTGTGTGGATGCCCGGCCATATCGGTGTATATATCGGTGATGGCCTGGCCGTTGAGTGCACGCCCAAATGGGATAACAAGGTGCAGATCACAGCCGTTGCCAATATTGGCAAAAAGGCGGGGTACAATTCCCGTAAATGGACCAAGCACGGCAAGCTGCCGTATGTTGAGTATGTTGTGGAGGCTCCTGCTGTTAAGCCCTCCACCGAAAGCACCAAGCCCAGCAATGAGGTTGTGTACACCGTAAAGCGTGGTGATACGCTTTCTGCCATCGCCCGCAAATACGGCACCACATACAAGGTGCTTGCCGCTTATAACGGCATAAGCAACCCCAACATCATCCGTGTTGGCCAAAAAATCAAGATCCCCGGTACCTCTGCACCCACAGCCACCAAGAGTGTGGATGAGGTTGCCCGTGAGGTTATCCAGGGCAAGTGGGGCAACGGTGCAACCCGTAAGGCAAGGCTCACCGCTGCCGGTTACAACTACGCTACTGTGCAGGCTCGTGTAAACGCCCTGCTTAGTAAATAATTTAAGGAGGTAAAGTTTATGGACTTTATCAAAATGTTTATTTCCGACTACGGCACCACAATTTTGTATGCCATCCTCAGCGGCGTTTTTGCGTATCTGGGTGTTAAGGTTAAGGCACTTGCCGATAAGTACCTCAACACCAAGATCAAGCAGGATGTGGCCAGGACCGTTGTACAGGCTGTGGAGCAGGTGTACAAGGATCTGCACGGTGAGGAAAAGCTCAACCAGGCACTTATTGCCGCATCCGAAATGCTGGCAGAAAAGGGCATCACCGTTACCGATCTTGAGATGCGTATGCTGATTGAGGCAGCTGTTGCGGAGTTTAACAAGGCCTTTGAAAAGACAGAAACCGATGCAGACACCGCGGAGGATCCCACGGGGGGGGGTAACTAACCCTATTGGGTTTTGTGCCTCTTACAATGACCAGGAGTAAATTGTAATATTGGTAAAAATGTAAGTTACAATATTACATTTACCCGTGCACTTTGTAAGGCGGTTTGTAATGTGGAAAAGCCAAGCAATAACAAGCAATGTTTTAGTTTTCTTACAATATTACATATTTTTTCATAAAGTAATGAAAACAGATAATTTGAGGGTAATTTTACCGCCAAACCGCCTAAGTGCACGCTATACGCACGCACGAGTGCAAGAACACAAAAACGCCCAGGAGCCTATGTGCCCCTGGGCGTTTTTTTATTGGGTTGATATGCTGATTGCAAACACATTACGCCACACCGCTATTGTAAGCGGTGCGGGTTCGTGCGTGTGCGTTATGGTGGAACATAACGCACGGCAAACGAACTCTGCACCCTCGGTGCCGAGGCTGTCAACCTCGGCCAAGGTAATGGTGCGATTATCCCCAGAATAGTTAAAGGTAAGCGTT